AGTAAAAACTATTTAATTTTTTTTTTATTTTATGGCAAGAAAGAGAGAGACAAATGTAAATTCACCAGGAATGAGTGGTAAACAGATGAAGAGAAAAAAACCAATTAACAATGACTTAATGAAAAACATTGAGGCATTAACTGAAAATCAGGAGAAACTTTTTAAAAGTTATTCATTAAGTCAAAATTTAGTTGCCTATGGATGTGCAGGAACAGGTAAGACATTTATAACACTTTATAATGCTTTAAAAGATGTTCTAAATGAAAGAACTCCTTATGAAAAAATTTATATTGTTAGATCTCTTGTTGCTACTCGTGAGATTGGTTTTCTTCCTGGAGACCATGAAGATAAGTCTTCTCTTTATCAAATACCATATAAAAATATGGTAAAGTACATGTTTGAAATGCCATCTGATGCTGAGTTTGAAATGCTATATGGCAACTTAAAAACCCAAGGAACTATTAGTTTTTGGTCAACATCATTTATTCGCGGGACTACTTTAGACAATGCTATTATTCTTGTAGATGAATTTCAAAATCTAAATGGACACGAACTTGATTCTATCATTACTCGTGTAGGAGAAAATTCTAAGATCATGTTCTGTGGAGATGCCACACAATCTGATCTTGTAAAGACTAATGAGAAAAATGGAATCATTGACTTTATGAAAATTTTGCGTATTATGCCTTCTTTTGATATAATTGAATTTGGTGTGGAGGATGTTTGTAGAAGCGGTCTTGTTAAAGAGTACTTAATTGCAAAAAATGAACTAGGGATGTAATTAATATGAAATTTCAGCATGTAGACATTGAATTGCCAAAACTTCAAAGAGAGGTAATTGATGGTGTTAGGTTTTATAAAATTGATGATATTGAAGAACCGTTTAAAGCAGTATCAATTACTTCTGTAATTAGTCATTACAACAAAGAGATCTTTGAAAAATGGAGAAAAAGAGTTGGAGAGGATGAAGCAAATAAAGTTACTAGGCAGGCAACTAGTAGAGGAACTGATGCTCATACTCTAATTGAACATCATCTTTTGAATAAAGAACTCCCACAGGTACAACCAATTTCAGAATACTTATTTAAGATTGCTAAACCTGAACTAGATCGTATAAATAATATTTACACCTTAGAAGGTTCACTTTACAGTAAATTTTTAGGTGTAGCAGGAACGGTAGATTGTATTGCAGAGTTTGATGGAGAACTTTCTGTCATAGACTTTAAGACTTCAAAAAAACCAAAACCAAGAGAATGGATTGATCATTACTTTGTACAGTGCTGTGCTTATGCCTGTATGTTGCATGAACTTACTGGAATACCAGTAAAAAAATTTGTTATTATAATGACATGTACAAATGGTGAGGTTGTTGTATATGAAGAAAGAGATAAAGAAAAGTATATACGTCTTTTAATACAATACATTAAAAAATTTGTACAGGATAAAGTAACAAACTATGCCAATTGAATTAAAGACTCAACTAGAAAGTGAATTTAACAAAAAATTTATGTGTGCTGAAAAGTTTGCAAGAGAAGTAGAAGATCTTGTAAAAAATGATAATGATTTGGATTACATTGGAGCAATAATCTACTATTGCGAAAAAAATAACATTGATTTGGAATCTGTTCCAAAACTAATATCAAAACCACTTAAAGAAAAAATTAAGTGGAATGCAATGGAACTCAATTTTCTTAAAAAAACGTCAAAAGCAAAACTTCCAATTTGATTTGTAATTAAGTGACACCCTTTGAAGTATATAAATCGTACTTGGGAATTAAAAATCATTTTACTAGAGACAGTTATGATTTCCACAAGTACTATGGAAAATCTAAATTATCACTCCAAACATTTTACAAAAGAAAAGATAGATTTTTCTTTGAAAAAATATCAAGACAGCATAAAGAAACTGAGATCATAGATTTTTTTGTTTCTAATTTTGCATCCTCAGACAACCCACAGAAACTATGGGTTGGTGAAATAATCAAAAATGGAGACAAAAATTATATTGAATGGAATAAAAAAATACAATCATTAGGTTATGTTTTTAAAAATGAATTAGAAGAACTACTTTCTGATGAAACCTTCGATAGTATATTTGCATTAAATGGTAATTCTCATCCAAAAATTTTAAAAAAATTCTTATCGGGAAAAATATCTTTAGAAACTTTAGTTGTATTAAATAAGATCTTGGGATTTAATGAACGCTTTGATAAAAAAATTATAGATCCTGTTTGGGAATTAACATCTTTCAAAATAAAAAAATATTCCCCTTTTCTAAATATTGATGTATCTAAGTTTAAAGATATGCTGAAATCTATAGTTTTAAAAGAATGAACTTCTTTGATTCTGAAATAGTAAAAAATGAACTAAAAGAAGTTAGTTTATTGCAAGAAAAAATTTACAACAATGTGTTTAAATTTCCATCAATGAATGATGATGAGAAACTTGAGCACATAAGTATGTTACAAGAGTTATTAGAGAAACAAAAAGTATTATATACTAGATTAAGTCTTTCGGAAGATCCAGAAGCAATCACAATGAAAAAAAGAATTGAAGATTCTGCTATAATGATGGGTATGCCGGAAGGTATGGATATGAATATTGTTTTTAATGATATGAATCGTGTTATTGAGAACATGAAAGAAAATCTAGACTGGGCTTGACAACCCTTCTTTACTTCGGTAGGATAAAGTAGTCCCAAAGGCCAAATACAAAACTTAAAGAGGTAATCTAATGTCTTTTAATGATCTGAAAAAGCAATCTTCTCTTGGTTCGCTGACTGCGAAACTTGTAAAAGAAGTAGAGAAGATGAGCACAACATCTGGCGGCGCTGATGAGCGTCTCTGGAAACCTGAAATGGATAAAACTGGTAATGGGTTTGCTGTAATTCGTTTTCTTCCCGCACCTGAGGGTGAAGAACTTCCCTGGGTAAAGATTTATAGTCATGCATTCCAAGGACCTGGTGGGTGGTATATTGAAAATTCACTAACTACGTTGGGACAAAAAGATCCAGTTTCTGAACATAATCGAGAACTTTGGAACAGTGGAAACGATAAAGATAAGGATACTGTTCGCAAACAAAAACGTAAACTATCTTTCTACTCAAACATCTATGTTGTAAAGGATCCTGCCAATCCCCAGAACGAAGGTAAAGTTTTTCTATTCAAGTATGGTAAGAAGATCTTTGATAAGATCATGGAGGCAATGCAACCTGAGTTTGAGGATGAAACTCCTATTAATCCTTTTGACTTTTGGCAAGGTGCCAACTTCAAGATCAAAATTGTTAAAAAGGATGGTTATTGGAACTATGATAAGTCTGAGTTTGGTTCTGTAGAATCTCTTCTTGACGATGATGATGCTCTTGAATCCATTTGGAAAAAGGAATATTCACTCTCAGCAGTGACTGCTCCTGATCAATTTAAGACCTATGATGATCTGGAAAAGCGTCTGAAGTATGTTCTTGGGCAAAAAACTTCACAAAAAGTTTCTCCAGTAGATGAAGAAACTGAATATGACAATTACACTGAGAATACTTCTACAAGTAATGTAATGGATGAATTGGAGCAATCATATGTTCGCTCTAAGACTCCATCTCTTCCAAAGATTGTTAATGAAGATGAGGATGAAGATGATGCTCTTTCATACTTCCAAAAACTAGTTGAGGATTGATTAGTTGTAAAGTCTAATATTTTCTCCTCTTTTTAAGGTTTGGGACACAAATTGTTCCGAACCTTTTTTATATGTCATGATATTATCCATGTCGTTAAATACTACCGTCAAGTATCTTGGTTTTAGAACAAAAATAGATCTTTTTTTATTTTCTAATTCCAATTCATATTGATAGTATGTGATGGGAGTTAATAAATTATCACTATAAACTCTTTCTATAGATGAAGTTCCTGGATCAAAAAACTCAAAGTATATTACTCCATTTTCATTTACAAATCCACCATCAGTTTCCCAATTATTTGGAAGTGTAATTCCAGACTTTAAAACTATTTTTCCCAGACTATTTTTTACTTCTTTAGTTTCATAATGATGAATGCCATTATAAAAATTGTTATAGGACTTATATTTGTCTAACATAATTTTATCAAATACATTTTGCGTTAAGGGCCATTCTGATTGAATATTTAAAATGTTATTTGACAGTAGCACAACCCAATCTAATGTTTCATCATTATAAAACTTAAATGCAACATTGTCAGGTCTTTCATCACCAATAATTTCATATTTTGTGAAGTATAAAAGACTATCTGCTATGTCTTCACGTAACTTACCTCTTCTAAAAAGATTTTTTACTTCAG